TCCACGTTAGTTGATATTTACGCTACCTGTAACGACTTTAAATATGAGTAAAAAATTTTCACATATAAAAAAAACCTTTTCTACAGATTGTAACAACTGCTATTTAGGATTGTTCTGGAACGGCCAAACCTTTGTACGCTGGGAGGAATTTATAAATGGCAATTAACCCTGATGATATGAAAATAGGACTCAGTTATATGGGATCGGATGAAGGAGGAAACTATACGGTACGTAACGGTAAAAAAACATATACGCCTGACTTCCCAGGCATCCGTCCTCCTAGACGACCAGAACAACCCAGACGTAATTCAGGCGGTTTCGATAACGACTATTCATTTTTAAATCTACCCCGAGCAGGGTCTGGTGTCAGAGGTCCTATAGATCTGCCCGATATGAGTCCCGTTGACTCCAATTTTCAAATAGACAGTTACGCCCCAACGGACTTACCCGACGTAGAGATGTTGGCTCCCACGCCGCAACCGTTAACCGTAGAGGAATCCCAATCCGTTTTAGATTCGGCAAGGCCGTTTGAGGACAGCGCTTCGCTAGGAGCTAATCAAGAGGAACGTTTTGCTGAACTGGGTCGCTTCTTTGGAGAGAAAGTTAATTCTTTAAAATCCAATATAGACGAACTAACCGCAGCCAAAGACCAAATAGGTTCTGAATTGCAAGTTGCTGTTGCAGAACAAGACACCATTCGTCAAACGTCTGCTGAACAACAGCTAACGGCGCTTGAACAACAAGAACAGGCCTTGCGCGCGGAGTTGGAAACAGCCGTTGCCGAGGCAGAAGCTCAAGGTATTGATGCCGTAGCCGCCGCTGAAGCCGCTGCAGCAGAAAAATACGGAACAGAAATAACAAGTTTAGAAAATACGATAGGCAATTTACAAACAGAGATTGATACGATAACGGGTGCCAGAGATACTGCTGTAACGGAAAGGGATGAAGCTATTGCCAATCAAGACGTAATCAGAGCCGAAGCCGCGGATGCGCAAGTGCAAGCGTTAGACGGACAAAAGACCACGTTAGAGACGCAGTACAATCAAACGATTGGCGATTTACAAGGACAAATAGATGCTTTAAACACATCTCAGGTGGTGGCTGAGACTCCAGTAACGGCAGAATTGCCCGTTGTAGAAGAAACGACTCAACCAGATTTTTACAACCCAAATTATATGGGTGGCGAAGACGAAAAAGCTATAGCTCAATATTACGCTAAAAGTTCTGTCGGAGGTTTGCCAGAAGATATTGCTGTAAATGAAAGCGTTGCTGATTTAGGTTTTGATCCAACAGTTGCTGTTGCAACCGCTCCAGCAAACGATTCTTACGTGCCGATTACGGGACAAGATTTAGGCTTAAACGTAGATCAAAACTTACAACAAGCAGCGATAGATGCGCAATTAGAATTAGATTTGGCTCAAGCGCAAGGTCCTGTAACTCAAGGACAGTTTGAAGCAGCTAAAAATGCAGCAACGGCAGCCAACGCTCAAAAAGCTTTTGTAGAAAGTGGTGGCAAAACACTCGAACAAGAACGAGCCGAGTTAGCAAGACAAAACGCAATAGCGGCTAGTGTTGCAGCCAGACCTCCTGTTGGTACCGTTGATATGTCCAAGATAAATTTACCCAACAATTATATGGACGCTATTAAGAACATCCAACCGCCGCAAAACTTTAACTTTAACAATTTAAGAGTGGGTATGAACCAGGGTGGTGAGATGAACAGGATTCAGTTACTATTGAACAGATTAAGATAAAAGGAGAGAAGATATGCCATTACCACTATTACCAGTATTAGGAGCAATTGCAGAGTTTCTTGTAGCCAACGGCACTCGAGCTGCAGTTATGAGATTTGGACAACAAGCAGTTAGCAAAGCTTCTCAAGAAGTAGCTAAAAGACAAGCAGCTATCAACGCGCGTGTGAGTGCAGCTAGAACAAAAGGACAAATACCACCCAAAGGACAAACCGCAGCTCAAAAAGAAGGGTCAAGAAGAGGACAGCTTGAACAAAGATTAGCCAAAGAAACCCCTCCATCAAGGTTTGATGCAGACGGGTTTCCTATAGATGAAATACCTTTAAAGTTTGCTGAAGGCGACGTGGTTCAAGGAATAGGATCTTTGATGGACGGAGCAGCCGTAGGCGGAGCAGGACGTGCAATATCCGATATGGACAGGATGATGGCAGACCAAGGTGCCAGACAGGGAATCAGTCCCGTTGAACAACGCATGCAAATGCTACAACAAACGTTAGAGCAATCAGGTAGAACCATTTCTGATGAAGACGCAAGTTTATTTGCGATGGGTGAGATTAGTTTTGAAGATGCGATGGGTAGAGCCACGTCAATCCCAAGAAGTGGCGCAATGGCAATGCAACAACCCAATGCGCAATTGCAAATGGCAGCAGGTGGAGAAGCGTTCCCAGATTTAACAGGAGACGGTCAAGTGACTCAAGCAGATATATTAAGAGGCAGAGGCGTATTCGCAGAGGGTGGTGAAGCCAGTATGGATGAAGTTCAAGAAGGATTGAATGAATTACAAGGACAACAACCAGAAATAGAAGCGATGAATCAATTAATCGCAAGCGTTGTTGAAATGGTTATGTCTGGTGTCAGTGAAGAGGAAATTATGCAATTTTTATCTTCTAAAGGACTCGACGATGAAGAAATACAATTGGTGTTGCAAGCAGCAGGAGATCAATTGATGCAACAACAGGGTCAGCAACAAGATCAGCAACAAGATCCAATACAAGCCGAAATTTCTCAAATGGCCTAAGATGGCTAATGAATTTAGCCAACCTAACGGAGACAGAGCTGAAAGAAGCTCTGATGTTAAAGGAAAAACTAGATAACTACGCGGTACAAGAAAAGTGCCAAGAAAGTTTTTTAAATTACGTTGAACATATTTGGCCTGAGTTTATTTGCGGGCGACACCATAAAATATTTGCTAAAAAGCTACAACAAGTTGCCGAGGGTAAGTTAAAGCGGTTAATCGTTAACATGCCTCCTCGTCATACCAAGTCTGAGTTCGCCTCCACGTTCTTTCCGTCCTACATTATGGGACTCAAACCTAAGATGAAGATAATGCAAACCACGCATACGGGTGAACTAGCCGTACGATTTGGTCGTAAAGTGCGTAACTTGATGGATCAAGAGGAATACAAAAAGATATTTCCCGAAGTAAAATTACAAGCCGATAACAAATCGGCGGGACGTTGGGAAACCAATAAAGGTGGCGAGTATTTCGCTGCGGGTGTAGGCGGAGCGGTAACGGGACGTGGTGCGGATTTATTGATTATTGATGACCCTCACTCTGAGCAAGACGCTTTAAGTCCGTCGGCTTTAGAGTCAGCGTATGAATGGTACACCTCTGGTCCTCGTCAGCGTTTACAACCAAACGGTGCTATTGTTTTGGTGATGACGCGATGGAGTTCAATTGATCTAACCGCTAAGTTATTAGAGTCGCAAAAAGAACCACTAGCCGATCAATGGGAAGTAATAGAGTTTCCTGCCATTTTCCCAGAAACGGATAAACCGCTCTGGCCTGAGTTCTGGCCTCAAGATGAATTGCTTAAAGTGAAAGCGTCGTTGCCTGGTATGAAGTGGAACGCTCAGTGGATGCAAAACCCTACAGCAGAAGAAGGTTCTATTGTTAAAAGGGATTGGTGGCAACGATGGGAAAAAGATTCCTTGCCTCAAGTTGATTACATTATGCAATCGTACGATACCGCGTTTTCTAAAAAGGAAACGGCTGACTTCTCAGCCATATCAACGTGGGGTGTTTTTAAACCAACGGATGATTCGCCTGATTGTATTATTCTTTTAGACTGTCAAAAGGGACGTTGGGACTTTCCAGAACTCAAAGAAATAGCGATGCGGGAGTACAATTATTGGGAGACGGATATGGTGCTGATTGAAGCCAAAGCGTCTGGTACGCCCTTAACTCAAGAACTGCGGCGAATGGGAATACCCGTAGTTAATTACTCGCCAAGCAGAGGTCATGATAAAACAACACGCATGCACTCGGTAGCTCCCGTCTTTGAATCGGGTATGGTTTACGCTCCTAAGCGTATGTTTGCTGAAGAGATGATAGAGGAATGTGCGTCATTCCCATTTGGAGCGCACGATGATTTGTGTGATACTATGACGCAAGCAATTATGCGTTTTCGTGAAGGTGGCTTCTTAAGTCTTGATTCCGATTACGAAGATGAAGACAGAGGCGTTAGACAAAGGATTTATTATTAATGGCAATAGAAAGACAAACACCAGATCCCGTAGCTTCAGCTCCAGAAGAGTTGGATATGACCACCACGCAAGATACTGATGATTTGGACAACCAAATTATTGAAGTTTTAGAAGGACTGCAAGAATCTGATGTAGAAATACAAGAAGACGGTTCTGCGCTTTTAGGACCCGAACCAGAAATGCAAATGAGTTCTGAGTTTGATGAAAACTTAGCCGACGTTATTTCTGAGAGTGAGCTGGGTCGTATTTATATGAACTTAACCAGTTCAATTGATGACGACAGATCATCCAGAGAAGATTGGGAAAAAACCTACACCGACGGATTAAAGTATTTAGGAATGAAGTTTGATGAAACTCGTTCCGAACCGTTTGAAGGTGCTTCAGGCGTAACTCACCCTTTGTTGGGTGAAGCCGTTACTCAGTTTCAAGCGCAAGCTTACAAAGAATTGTTACCCGCAGGTGGCCCTGTTAAAACTCAAGTGGTGGGTAATTACGATTCCGCTGTAGAAGAACAAGCGCAACGCGTACGTGAGTTTATGAATTACGAAATCGTACACGTAATGGAAGAGTACGACGAAGATTTAGACCAAATGTTATTTTATCTGCCGTTAGCAGGATCTGCGTTTAAAAAAGTTTACTACGATGAAAACCTACAAAGACCCGTTTCTAAGTTTGTTGCACCCGAAGATTTAATTGTCCCTTATTACACCACCGATTTAGAATCTTGCCCACGCATCACTCACGTTATTAAGATGCCAGA